GCAAATCTACTTTGAGTTTCTTGTTCTTTTTTTCTAACCGTTGCTTGAGTAACGCTAAAATCACTTGCCTTTACATACTCATCTAACGATCCTTCCAACACCAAATCGATTTCTTCGTTGAGGCCAATCATTCGCACCATTCTCCCTCTCATATAAATAGTTTCCAAAAGCAAAAAGGCCGGAAGACACTAACGCCTGCCGGACTTTGATTTCTTACTAGCTTCTTCCATCTTCTCATTTTCCTTCTTGATCTGATCTGCAAGCCTTTGCAGGAACCATCGTCGAATGGTTATGGGAAGATTGTAGGCCTCGATAAAAGACCAATTACCATGATACTTTAAAAGAAATAATTCTTCATACACCGCTTGGGTATAATCACTGCTTAGACCAAAAAAAGTCAACCGTTAAAGGTATATCTACCTCCTTCTCGTATCCGCATGCTGAGCAAGCGAAGTGCTGCGTCATATCAAGGCCTGGGACGGACTTGAGGTACGCTGCACGAAGATAGCGAGAATCGAATGCCGGTAAAACATCGATAGCCTTGTGAATTGATTGGAAGTCATCAATACCATTAATTGAAACAATAATCTTCTTTAACTGGTCAGTTAAATTGGATTCATAAGTCTTTGATTTCTTATTAGATTGCATCTTGGAAACAAGTTCGTTTTCGTCTTTGCTGGTTAAAAGACGAACCTCCACTTCAAAATTTGTCTTTGGAAGTTTAATAATAAAAGTTCCTACTTCAGTTGGAACAATGTTATAATCTTCATAATCGCCGCCCTCGTAAATACTAACTTGGTCAAGATCAAACATGTTTTCGGAAACCGTCGTACAACTTGGACAAGTAATCTTTGTTGTATACTCAGCGCCGAACCCGTTGATTCTCGAAGCAATGAGAATGGCGTTCTTATCTCCTGTAAGAAGGGTTGAAACGCCAACCCGTCTGTCAAGAATAATGTTCTTTAAAAAACGATCAATTGCAATACCCTTCTTAAGAAGAGAAGGAGAAGTTAAAATATCTTCATCCTTTGCAGTCATGAATTTAATTTCAATTGTTTCTTGGTTGTGAAGCGGGTGATCTTCTGAGTAATACTTACCCTTTGAAGGAAGATCGACTAATTCTGTTGGAACAGAAAAGTCAAGTGAGGGTCGGCCCTCACTAGGCGCTACGGCAGATGGTGCTTCAGCACCTGCTGCAAAACGCTTACTATTATCTCTCATTTATACCTCTTTGGAATATTTTTATTGTTTTGTCGGGGCCACATCATTAATTCATCTTTATTGCTGAGGCCTCCACTTCGAAAATCAGGGCGGTATTACTGGAATATCCCCCTCGAAGTCCAGGGGAGAATCCGTGCCTTGCGACGGGCCCGGGGCGACCTCTTCATCTTCGCTTGGGGCGACATCCGCGTCGGTCGAAGACCCCGCGGGGTCTTCGGTCGACGCGCCGGTGTTGGGGGCAGGTGTGGGGGCAGGTGGGTCGGCTGCTGCCGCAACTATTTTACAAACTGCTTTCTTATAATCTTCATAAGACATCGGATCGGATATGCCTCTACTGTAATTCTCATACTTCCTGCGACACACAATATCTTTTTCTTCTTTGCTAAGCACAAGTGTAGTTGGGCTATTTGCAAAATATGTATACTCAGTTTCGCCGCCCATGTTATAAAACTTTACCTGAAACCTAGTATAATACCATGTTAAACTTATCTCAACCAAATCGTTACTGGAGTAGTCCAGTTTCCCGAAATCCACCGTCGAAGGATAGGCTCCGTATAGAGTCCATTGTTCTAGAGGGCGGCCGTTCTCATCAAGTTGATAAATTCTTATTTCACCAATGGTCTCTAAGAAGCTTTCATATGGTTCCTGGCCTTTTGACTTTATAATATCCCTTGATTGTTGTTCGTTTAGGCCGCCGCGGCGGAAGAGTCTAGCGATTTTTCTTGTTACATTCGGATATGTTGGATCAACCAATGTCATTTGAATTTCTTTATAGCTTGGTGTTGTAACTCTTGGCTTAGGATCAACCTTAAAAGAACTATTGTAATAAGCATTTCTGTCAGGATCTTCTAGTGTGATGCCTGGCTTGTCAACCGACTTAGCATACCAAAGAAGGCCGCCGTCCATGTCGGGCCGATCTGCAAATAGATCGCGGCCATAGGTGCCCTTTCTGGCGTCTTCCAGCATCATCCCCGGAATATACACTCTATATCTGAATTGGAATTTCGGGTCGTAGTTCGACCCTCTCGGGTTAGATCTAGTCCAAAACTGAGGTGGTGTGACTGCTCGTTGCGACATGTCGATCATATTTTGTAGATCGATGTCGGCTGCGCCTTCGCCGCTGGTTAATCCCGATGTATCTGGGGGATCGCCAACCGTTTCTGCGGCGCGGGCGATTTCTCGCACGACACTTGATCCCCCGAACCGGTCGGGATCTGGCGTGGAGCGCGTGTCCTCAACATCCTCAAAGTGGTCCCATCTGTGCGGCATATTACATCCTCACTTTTTTACTAGAGAGTAAAGATCTTTCCACCAAACCCTCTCACATCAACAGAAGCCCAATCATAACGAATCTTCATGGTAACTTCTGTTAAATCATCGGAACCATAATCTAGATCGCCAAAAGTAAGCTCTTTAACCCAACCATTGTTGAGCGTCCAGGTTTCTAGTGCTATGCCGTCTTCATCAATATGTTCAATGGCCACATCACCGAGGGCGCCGACCGATTTGGCCTTAGACACTGAGGCAAAGTCTGCGTCTGGGAAGGCACCGCCGGCGGGGATCTTATACCCAGCCGCCGTAACCAACTGTGTGAGACTACCACATACATCAGGCTCAACAGGATCAACAAAAGTAACACTCACTTCATTCCACTCTGTTCGGGCCGGCCAATAGTAGGTGTGATTAAGATAGTTATGGCTAGCCTCTGTAAAAGAAATTTGTGGCTTGTCGGCCTTTTTGGCATACCAGAGCACACCACTAAGACCGCTGTCACCTCCGTCAAAGCGGATTCTGAACCTAAACCCTCTTTTTGGATCTTTGGCTACTGATGTTGTCCAGAAACCATTACTTGTTGCTGCCATTGTAAAATTTCTCCTGTTTGTAGTAAATAGTGGCTATCTATGTTTTAGTCTTCAAAAGACGCCCCGGAGCGCGTAATAATGAAATCAATAGCAATGAACTCTATAGCACGAGTGGGCTTGATAAAGATTTTTGCATACATAATGTTGCGATCAATAAGATCTGTAGTTGTTGTTGTTTCGTCAAGTATAACTCGGAAATCATCAACTCCAAACCGAATCTTAACATCATTCAAGAACTTATCTGTCTTTGACTTAAAGTCATTCCAAGTTGCGGTAACGTTGGGCTGGAAAAGCGTCGTAGCGGAAATCCTAGAAATGCCTCGCTTGACAAAGATCATGAGACGACGCACATTAATCCGGTCAAGTGCCGATCTGGTCGCCTGAAGTGTCTTCTGTCCGAAGACCACGATCCCCTCCGCGGGGAATGAAGCAATCGGGTTGATATTAACGTCGTAAAGATCGTCTCGGTTTCGCGAAGTGAGCTTCGTCTCAATACCCACCACAGGGAGGCCCCCTGCGCCGAATGAGAGGCCGCCTCGTCGGAAACCGGCTGGGGCGAACCAAACGTCTGCGGCGCGCTCAGTGTTGGCTAGGACGCCTAGAGCGACGACTGACGGGGGCACTTCAAGGAATGTGCCGTTAAGGTCGTCTCTGATCTTAACCCATGGGTAGTAGGCACAACCATAGGAAGAGTTAAGATTGCGGGCCTTAATGTTAGTAAGCACAGTGCTAAGATTTCCCTTTCTAGACGATCGGGTGGCATTCTCTTCGTGGCGCGGCGTGAAGCCACCTTCGATATCAATAATGGCCAGCGCGTCTGCACGGTTTTCTGCCGTATCAATAACGTGCTTTGTTATACGATCATCAGTGATACCGGGCAACACCAGAGCGTTCATTTCAATCACTTCTGGATCGGCAACTGTATCGACTGCGCGACGGAGAGTGTAATAAACATAACTATTTTGTTCCGTCGGGTTGCTCGAAATAAGAGAGTTTCGGAATGGGTCACGCTCTGTGATATCCATACCATCAAATCCGCCAAACAACGGCGAGGTGAAGCGATTAACCTTAGAATCCAAGATGTTTTTATAGCGGCCGGCCGTCAAGGTTCCGCCGCCGCTTCCCGCGGCGTTCCATGCGGCGCCGTGGAGGGCGAGGCTGGTGCCGTTATAAGAACCGGAATGCCAGATGGCTGTTGTCACATCACCCGAAGGGTTGGCATCACTAAAATTCGAACCAGTTAAAAGAACTATCTCATCAAGAGAGAAAACCCACTGATATTCCAAACCACCGGGTAGGGATCCATACCCGAATGTATCACCCCAATCTCCATCTGCAACAATATTATGGCTAAATGCTTTCAAGTAATCGCCATAGCCGGGGTCGTGAGTGGTGGAAGTAGCGGTCTTGCCTGTGTGGACACCAAAATATGCATTAGTCGTTGGGTGCGCGCCATCTGTGGTTGTAGTCGTCAATGCCGTGGAAGCGCTTGCGCGGGTGCCGACGGCCGGGAAAACAATTGATGCGGTTCCAAAGTGCGCTTGTGTTGAGATAAACTGGCCGACGCTGAGGTGATCCTCGGCACTCGTGTGCTTAAAGGTCGACATATATCCGAAGACCGGGTCGTTGGGCACATTACCGGAACCAAGAATGTAAGCATTTGGGATTTCGGAAGCACCTGATGTGGCAGTGAAGGTGGGGAACCTTGGGGGGCCGAAGACGCCAAATGGCAAGAGCGCTTCATCGGGGGAGCCTGCATCAAAGGTTTGCGCCATTACAACGCGAACATACCTTGATACATTCGGGTATGTCCCAAATTCGCGATGCCGCTTCTCTACACTATCCCAATCCTCGCTAGTATCGCCTATTTTAACAGCAATATAATTTGGGGAGTTAGGATTAAGATCACAGTTTGAGAACCTTTCCAAAACCACAGTTCTTAAATCGGAATCGCGCGCAGAACGAATAACAACATCAAACGTACCAAACGGAAGATTTTCATTCGAAGAGGCGCGAATATTATCAATAGAAATCTTAACATTATTCTGTAGCCATTCTCCGTGGCCGTTGATTCCAATAAACTTGAATAACTTCTCTACATTAGTATAATCATAGCTAGCAGTATCGGCCGAGAGGTGCTGGCCGAAGAACCAGCCTGTGTGAGCATCGCGGTAAGCCATTCTCCTCTCGTGGTTACCATACTGATTGGAGCCAGAAGCAACCGGCGCGAGGAAGCCATAACGAACGGTGGCAGTATCGAGCTGCTTATCGTTTAGATATCTTTCAAAAGTTTCGCCGAGCCAATAAGGAGTATCATTTGAAGAGCCTTCTATGGTTGTATTCGTAAGCTGTGGGTTTGTATTGAAGACTCTACGAACAAACCTATCATTAGATTCTGCCAGAGAAAAGGTCTGGTTTTCGATCTCGGTTGCGCTGTCGCGGTTACCCTGCAAGATACGCATCTTAAACAATCCACTAGAATCAGAACGTATAACCAATGCGACGCCCTCGTCCGTGTACTCGGCGCGCTCGCTGCCGAGGAGGCGCGCACATGTGCCAGACAAAACAGGTGTTGAACCCGTATTTATATAAAAGACTCCTGCAAGAGTTCCCTCGTATGTAGCACCCGAAGCACCGGATGGAAAGACGAACAGGCCATAGGGGCCACCATTCTCAATAGAGTTTGTGCTAGGATCGTTTGTGGTCTCCCAACCGGCATAGCCTGCGGTGTTAGCACTTACATGTTGTGTGCCCATCAGGCGCATAAAAGTAACTGGGCCGACGCCTGATCTTAAATAGGCTTGTGCAGCGTAGGCAGCATAAGTCGGAGCAGCATAGTTTCCTTCTCGCCAGACATCACTGCCGGCGCCCTTTCCGGCGAGTGGGTTGCCGAACGTCTCGACAAAATCTGAAAATGATCTCACTTTGGTAGGTATCATACCCGGGCCCTTCTCGGCCCTCCCTATGATTACTGGGCCGACAGCATCCACTTCGGCCGGGATTTGTGATTGATCGATTTCATTGAGGAAAATCCCCGGGGAAACAAATCTAAACTTATTGGCTGGCATCTACTAAATCTCCTTAATATAGCAATCACACTACATCGCTTTTTCTTTAATAAATAGTATTGTGTGGGCGCAAAGGCCTCTACTCTCTATAAAAACCTTTCCCGTCCTTGAGGAAGGTATTTATATCCCCCAAGATTACTCTTTCCCTTGGTATTTTGATATCTACATAATTTTCTACAACTGTGAATTTGGGTTTTTGATCGTTTTTGCCTTCGCCCATTAAATAACCAAGAACTTTCAAATTAATTTCAGTTTGATACATTCTTTCTTCTTCCCCAAGTTCAGCAACGTTATTTGTCTGTCCAAACTCACCCTCGACAAACCCCTCATAACGGTGACCTTCGTGGGTTGCGAAAAAAGAATTAGCTTGACCAGTTCTCACATAGAAGGGCTGAATTAATTCGTTCATTTGCTGAATAAACTGAGTTCTTATTTTTAAAGAATACATTGTCTTAACCCAAATAGGTATAGGCTGGTAGATTGTTTCGAATACAATTCTACTCTTGTCTGCTGTGATACTCACGCCAGGAAAACCCGGGTGGGGCGCTGTTGGTGGAAGCTCTGGAACGGGAATAATACCAGGCTTACCCTGAAGGGAGCCTTGGTGTGGACCTTGGCGTGAGCCTTGGTGTCTGGCCGCCGGCTCTGGAAAGTTTTGCTGGCCATGGCCCACGTCAGGGCTGTCAATAGGGCCGTATCTTCTAGAGGTAAAAGCGTTTAAAAAATTAGATGTTTTTTCTTGGTTAATTCGGCGGGCGGCAGGAATGTTTACTCTTCTTGTCCTGTGGTAATGTGCTGGGAAGTCAGGAACGTGCGCCTGAAACGTTCCTCGGAACGCAGGGTCCTTGACCATGGAAGACCTTTCTATAGTTATAAGAGGCAGTTTTAACACTCCTTGGTTATCTCTGAGGTCTCGGTTATTCTTTATTTGGTGTGAACGTTCGGTCGCGACCCAAATAACAGGTGCCTTTTTCCAGCCCTTGTTTGTATTGGAATGAAGATCAAGACTTTCATCGATATACTTATATATTGCCTGATCAATCGTTTCTACGGTAGACGGCATAAAGACAATTTCTTTTAATATGCCGTTGGCGTCTTTTATCTCTGTATGTGAATAATCAGGTGGCATCGAATAAATCCTCGCGGGCTCTTATACATTTGGCTGATATCTCTAGGAGATGGCCAATTTGCCCAAAGAGTTGTTTAGGCTCTGACAGAGTAACTATCTCGTAATATATCTTTCCGTATAAAATAAAGTCACCTTCTCTTACAAAAAGATCCTGATCCTCGGTTAATCTTCGTTTATGGAAGTGAACTGTAAGGTTTGATTCTTTGTCGAGGCCAATGTTTGTCTCATACTTTGTGTTTATGCCCTCGAACTCAACCAGGGCGTGAACTCTTACTGGGGGGAGAAAATTCTTTTTTATCGCTTCGCCGTAAAGGGGATGAAAGTTCGTCGTGGCAACATCAATCGGATAGTAAACAACAGTTTGCCCTATAACCCTTTCAATAAGTTCGTCGTTAACTTGTTTAACAAGA